AAAAGGGAAGCAGCAACGAGCGACTGGTTGTAGGCCTGGGTAACCTTTTGGGTGTTGACACAGTCATTGGAGAGAGTATTGACGGCCCAGAGGCACTCGTCAATGGGGCGGAGATCAATGTTGATGCGCACCTCGTGGTATTGGAGGGCAATAAGAGGGAGAGCGAGTCCAGGGTTCTTGCAGAACCAGAACTGGAGAGGAATGTAGAGGGTGGTTTCAGGTAGAGCGTTACGGGGAGCACAAATCTGGCGAGGAGCATCAGATTGGCAAGGTCCGTCCACGTCCGAGAAGGAAGGATCGGTAAGGTAGGTGAGCTGGGTGGTGTTGCCGACCATGGAGCTGTATCCCTTTTCTTGAGCGGAAACCATGGTAAGCTGGTTCCAGATGTGCATCCAGTCGCCATAGTGGCGGTCAATGCGCTGGCCACCAATTTCAACTTCAACCTGGGAGATAATCTGCTCTCCGGGGAAATCCAACCAACGAGCATATACGTCACCACTGGGGTTAAGGTCCTGTCCAATCTGAGGAAGGACAACCTGGAGGCAGGTGGAGTAAGCCAAATCTCCATTTCGGGAGATGGTGCAGGTTACACGGCGACCAAAGTCGGCCTGTCCGTTAAAGGTCTGTTCAATGGATTCAACCGAGAAATTAGTGTACCGGCGGTACGTTACCTTCCAGTAGGTAATCTGAGGATTACCAGTTAAATAAATGTCTTGTGCGCCATAAGCTACTAGTTGCATAAGTCCTCCTCCCATACTATATTACTACTAAAGATAATAATTTGAATGAATTACTTATATAAATCAATAAATGTTTCTATATACATGGAATCAAAATATTCCTTAATATTATAGTGTTTTTTAATAAATTTAAAAGTGTTGGGTGCAGTACGAGTAACTGACCACCCGTCTAATATGGCATTTAAAATAAATCGGTGTTGTGCCTTCATACATTGACATTATAATAGTAATAATAATGATAAACCACATTGAAATATTATCTTAATATTTAAAAAAAAATATTAAATGTTATGCTATGAACGACACACAGTATTGAAATAAAATGAAATATTTTATCAAAACTTGTTTATTTCAATGAATCAAGAGTATATAATAATAGTATGATATATGGCTTCCATTGAATCTTCTAATGACGACTTATTTTTGGGTGAACAAGTAGTACTATTAGATGATGTTAAACATTTATATTTAGACGAGGCAATATATGACCATAAAAATGACGATTGACGTTCTTATATAGTTGAAGCGTATATAAAAGATGGTAAAAAATTTGTTTTACGTCTTGAAGCCAATGCTAGTATACGTAAATCATCGTCTTCATATGAAATCTATGGTGATGATGCCAGTAAGTCTGACATGACTTGACTTGAAACAAAATTATATTAATGCGTCTAGATTTAATATATCTCCAAAATTATATTTTATGGGACATGTTTTATTAAAAAAAGACGCCCCACTTGGACATGGTTGTTCTATTTCTGAAGGATATGATATGGATTTATATGACTATTATAAAAAATTTCCAGATGATTCTTAATTCTACAGATGAATCTATAAGAGAACAATTAACATCTCATTTTGCATCTATGACCAAAAATCTCAATATAGTATGTTTTGATATTAAACCTCGAAATTGTGTTATCAATACTGATTCTGTAGATGTTAAATTGATTGATTGGGATGGAAATTGGTGTAATACAAAATTACAAAACTTGGATACTGAAGACGTGCAGATAAGAGTAAATATGTTGAGTAATATAATTATGGCTAATCATTTTTTTTATACATTAGATAAAAATATATTTAAACCTTATTTAGTTCTCAATAGAGAACTTTATGATGCTAATAAAGAAGCATGTAAAAGAATATTTAACTCTTCACCAATATAGAGGAATGGCATGTCATTATTTTGGTATAGATACAGCAAATAATAGTAATAATGTATTTAGGATTATATATAATAGATGTTTTTTATTAAATTTCTCGGACGATTTTGTGTCAGGAGGAAAAACAATTAAAAACCAAAAGACTAAAAAACATAATAAAAAAATCAAAAAACAAACTATAAATAAACGATAATTATTTACAACCTACCTTGGCCAAACTGGCTAAACCCATCATCACGATATTCTCGTACTTGATCTGCCAATTTAGTAGCGGCTGCTTTTGATAAAGTTTTCCTTTCAGGTTTTACTTCGAGTTCAGCTGCTCGGTGTATTCGAGCATGTGTTCCATCACGCCATGCTTCATCAAGACGTTTTTGGTCACGATGACGGACCTCGTATTCTGCATCGCGTATAGCAGTCTGTCGGTCCCGATGTTCTCTATCTGCTGTTATGCGGTCAATTGCCGCTTGGTGGTCAACCCGTATTGTATTTTTTTCACGTTGTTTACGAATAGTTTCACGCCGTTTAGCCGAACGATCAGCATTAATACTCTCTCGTCGAGTTTTTGTAGAAGATTCTGGGGATGGCTTACGCAGTCTTTTCATGCGACGACGCATTTCCTGTTCTCTTTCTTTTTTTCTGTCAGTCATTATTCGACTTTTACGGACAGCTTCTGCTCGGTTGTCCGAACGTTGAGATTTAATACTCTTTCGACGAGTTTTTGTAGTAGGAGGAGGGTTTGGTGTTCTACCTGCAAGGCGTAAAAGAGGTGTACTCCAATCAAGCAAATGCTCCATGGACGGTGGTTCTTCTGCTGCTGCTGCTGCTGCTGCTGCTGCTGCAGTAGTTCGTGGAACTGTAGTGACAGTTTGTGGTTGTTCTGCTGCAGTAGGAACTTCTGTAATAGTTCGTAAAACTTCAGTAGTAATTCGTGGAACGTCTAGTTCTCCAGAAACAATTGGAGAAGGCGGTTGATCACTCATACATTATGCCTATATTTTTTTTAAAACATGAAATTATATTCTAGTAGTGTAATCTCACCTTTAGTTAGTAAATCTTCACATGTATTCTTAAATGCATCGTATTTTTTCTTCTTCAAGTTTGCAAGTAGAGATATACTCTTTTTAGTATAAGATTCATCGACCGAATACAGTCGTCCTTTATATTTTATAAAGTTTCTATCTGCTAAATCACCAATATTATGTTTCATCCTAAATGCAATTAATTTTACATAGTCAATCAACATGACACCAGTTAAACCTGGTAGTTGAATCTTAAATGCCGTCATATCAATTATATTAGTTACAGGCCATTTCAAACTACCATGTGGAATTGTCCATTGTTCTAATTCTTCTTCACTGTAAAATGATTTACATATAAGAAATGGTAATGCTTTAGTTTTACTTAGTATGTTTCTAATACCTATAGGAGTTTCGTCCCACCTATCAGCTACCATTTCCACGCATTTAGCATCTTCTATATAAGTGAGGCCAGCAATCTTTTTCATAGCCTGAATCTCTATAAAGTCATCGACTTCCTTTCTTCCATAAAATGGTCCTTTTACAAACCATACGTCTCCTTTATGTGTTGCATAGTAAGTATCTGTTTTACTGCCAGATGTTACCAATTGTGCTCGTACAAGAAATTTATAGTCAGTTTCTTTTTTTACAACATTAAGTTTTTTTCCACATCGAGCCCATTCATATAGCTGTTTAAATTTCACAGGAACTATAAATACTTCAGGAAATACCTGCGAACTAACTTTTACAAAGTATTCAGTCGTTCTATCGAGTGCTGCAGATGTATGTTTATCATATACAAATTCATCTAATTTCAATACTCCTCTATCAACCCATACATCATAGTCTATTTCAGTATCATCAAACTGCAATGGAATACTTCCATATAAATAATTTCCCAGAGGCAACATATATAGTAAATAATGTTCGCCAAGCTTATTATGTACATGCTTCATCCATCTTTTTGCCAGATTCATGCTAAAGTACTTTTCCAGAATTACCAATAATCGTTTTTTAAGAGGCTTTTCATAAATCAGTTTTTTTAGATAGAAGATACTCTTCCAATGTTTATTAAGTAAATGTTCATCAAGAGATGCCAAGCAATCTTCCGGAGTTTCTTCAGTGCCAATCCGGTAATAATATTCTCCAACCATTTCTTCATCGCCGGGAATCATCTGTGTTATGCAATTCATAAAACTACATGCTCGAGTCTTATTACTTTTACACAAATTACGAACGATTTTTTCCAAAGCACGAATTTCATTTACAGTATTTCTTTCAACACGAGTTCTTTCAACTAACAAAATATCAAACAAGTCAGTAAGTTTTCCCCATAATTCGAAATTTCCAAGTCCAACATCCTCCAAGAAAATGATCATTAATCTATGAATCATATTTGTTCGAATTCGTTCACCACCTTTTATTTCTGCAAATCGATCAAGCTCAGACGTACAGTATAATGCCATGTCCAGATTTCCCCTTCGTATATATTTCTGCATGCCAGATTTAAGTACACTTAGACCAAATCCATTCGCACTTTTCTCGCTTCGGTATTTAGTGTTCATCTTAAAGTAATACCTAATTTATTAGTTTTTTATTTCAATTTTTATTAAAATAATAAAAATAAAAATAAAAATAAAAATTGAAATAATAAAAATATGTAAACAAGTTAATCATGCAACATGAAGACAATTATTATCATGACGACACTTGAAACAATTTATGAGGGTAAATATGACATTAATCATGCTTCGTATAGTCGTCCAATAAATGATGAATTGCCCTGTGGAATTGTAACTGCTTTACGATCATTCGAGTACTGGCACAGCTTATTGCCAAGCATGACTATTTGTGGCGACTTTATACAAACAATTTGGACAGTACTGATTATTGATGAGACGTATCCTGTGCTGGAGTAGTTTATTTATATTTAAATACGTTTACTTTTATGTTTTTTACGTATACTCTTACGACGATTACTCTTACGATGATTACGCTTACGTTTACTCTTACGACCACCATCCAAAAATTGTCTTGTCAAAGTATTAAATTGAATTATTTGTTTTATAGGAAATTGGATTATATTTCTATGAGCTGTAAAAATGTAATGTTTTGATTTTATGTTTTCTATTGTAGTATCAATATCACGTACTGTCTGGGCATAATTATCTGCAACAGGCTGTTTTATATAATTTAATGGTTTTGTAATGTAATTTTCATCATTATTATTTGTAATTCCAGATACAAAATTGTTATATATTCCATATTTAAGAATAGTAGTTTCTGGCAATTTAATATTGAATATGTAATATCCTTCTCTATGTATATCATGATGCAAAACATCAAATGAACATTTACCAATTTGAAAAATAATAGAATCTGGTAGAAATGTTTCACCGCGTTCTTTTTTTACTGCAGTTATTTCATATAAATCAACGTGTGCATGAAAATTATCTAATTTAATATTATAGTCTGTTATTTTTGAATACGATTCTGTAATTAAATTATAATTGTCTTCTAAAAAGTCTGATTTTTGTTGCAGTGTGATTAATGTTGGTCTAAAAATCTGTATATCTCTCTTATTTATTTCATAAGATTCTGTCGTGGTAACTGGGCACGTAATTATTCCATTAGGATTGACACCGTCTAAATATGTATATATCTCTTTATCTGGGTCACTAGCTAATTGAGCCTTGGTCAGTATTAACTGAGTCCCTGATGCATCAGCTTTAGTGACAAATGGCAATAAATGAAAATTTTCATTTATAAATGCTTGTAATCGAACATCTAATAATGTTGCTTGTATATAATTATCAAATTTTTCAATATGTTGAATATCATCCTTGGATACAAAACATAGTCTCCATATTCCTAATTCACTGACAGATGAATATGCATTGTAAACACCTAAATTTATACCTTTATCATCATAAACTTCAAATATAATTTTATTTCTTTCTTCAATCACGCCCTTTGTTGAATCTATTACATATACATATCCTTTATTGTCAGCTACTGATTTTGAAATTAATACAAAGGTTAAATGCTCTATTCTTATTGATAGTGTTGTTGCTAATGCTGCCATATTATATTATAAATATTATTTAACCATTTAATGATAAAAGTACTTTTAATACATGGAGCACGTATTATATATAAATTTGGAACATCGCACCGATCGAAAAAAAATGGTTGAATCCCAATTTAACCGTATGGGTATTTTTAGTGAATGCGTAAATGCAATAGCATGTCCAGATGGACGTATTGGATGTACATTGAGCCATATTAAATGTTTAGAACTGGCAAAAGAGAGACAATGGAACCAAGTATGTATTTGTGAAGATGATATATTATTTGTTAAACCAGACTTATTTATCGATAATATTAATAAACTAAACCATACACATTTCGAGTGGGACGTTGTAATGCTCGGTGGAAATATTGGATCTCCTAACCATCTCAAAACAGATTATTGTTTACGTGTTTTTAATGCACAAACGACAACAGGTTATATTGTTAAATATGCATATTATGATACACTTATAGCAAACTTTAAAGCTGGACTAAGCAATTTATTAAAAACACCACACTTGCATAGATGTTATGCTATAGACATGTACTGGAAAATTTTACAGAAAAATGATGCATGGTATGTATTATATCCATTATCAGTTGTACAACAAGCTGGTTATAGTGATATTGAATATCAACATGTAAATTATGAAAGAGTTATGCTAAATATAAATTAAATTGATTTGATTATAAAAGTATATAGTATACATACTTATGAACAATGAGTCGACCATTCTAGGAATTCAATTTGGATTATTTTCTCCAGAGGAAATTCGTAAGAGTTCAGTGGCCGAAATTACAAATCATGAAACATATGTAAATAATAAGGCTGTCGTGGGTGGAGTATTTGATTCTCGCATGGGAACACTTGAACCAGGCCTTATTTGTCCTACGGATGGATTGGATTACATACAGTGTCCAGGCTACTTTGGACATTTAGAACTTGCCAAGCCAGTATTTTACGTTCAATATCTTAGTACTGTCATTAGTATTGCAAAATGTATCTGTATTAGATGTAGCCGTTTATTGATTGATAAGGAAAAATACAGTTCATTACTTGATTTAGCTCCAGATAAGCGGTGGAGACAAGTATATTCTATATGTAATAAAATTACGCGATGTGGTGAGTCTAGTTTAGATGGATGTGGTTGTAAACAGCCCAATACATATAAACCAGACGGGTTTGCCACCATACGTGCTGAATGGAAAACGCCCGAGTTGCAACAACTTAAAGTGACTCCAGAAGTATTCATTAAACTATTTCGCAGAATTTCAGACGATGACATTTCTTTCATGGGCTTTAGTCCCCTCTGGTCAAGACCAGAATGGATGATTTGTCAAGTACTGGCATTCCCGCCACCATCCATGCGTCCTTCGGTAAAATATGACTCGTCACAAAGAAGTGAAGACGACTTGACCTATATTTTAGTTCAAATTGTCAAGGCCAATAAAACATTGCGTGATAAAATGGAAAATGGAGGTACAGCAACTACCATTGACGATTATCACAGTGTTCTTCAATATTTTGTATCTACTCTTGTCGATAATAACATGTCAAATGCTAAACCTGCTGCACAACGATCGGGGCGCGCGTTCAAGTCCATCAAGGATAGATTAAATGGTAAAACGGGGCGTGTAAGAGGAAACCTCATGGGAAAACGCGTTGATTTTAGTGCTCGGTCAGTCATTACACCAGATCCTAATTTATCCATTCGTGAATTGGGTGTCCCCTTGAAGATTGCCATGAACATTACACGACCTGTAGTAGTTAATCACCGAAATATTCATAGTTTGACAACATTGGTTCGAGCTGGTCCAGATTCATACCCTGGGGCAAAACTCCTCGAGAGGGTTACACCCGAACATACTATCCACATTTCGTTAAAATATGCTGATCGTGAATCTATACAGCTATCACCGGGTGATATTGTGCATAGACACATGATGGACGGTGATGCTGTGCTATTTAATCGACAACCTACACTTCATCGCATGAGTATGATGGGGCATATTGTGCGAGTCATGTTCAAGGGAGATACATTTCGTATGAATGTGGGTGATACAAAACCATACAATGCTGATTTTGATGGAGATGAGATGAATCTACACATGCCTCAATCACTGGAAGCTGAGACTGAACTAAAACATTTGGCGGCTGTACCGTATCAAATTATTAGTCCAGCATCAAACGAATCTATCATTGGAATCTTTCAGGATTCACTTATTGGTGCATTTCAGTTTACTCGTCCAAATATTATTCTATCACCATTAATTGCCATGAATCTAGTCGTGAATTTACCGCGTGTTGATGAAACCATTTTTAAAGCTGACGGTGTAACGAATTTTGATGTCATGTCTCAAATATTTCCGCCCATGACAAATCGTCAAAAAACAAAATACTTTGATTCGGATACAGAAAATGAAGATACATCAAATCATATTGTTGACATTGTGGATGGAACTTATCATAGAGGACAACTTGACAAGGCTGCATTGGGTAAACGAACTACTGGATTGATTCATCGTATATTCAATGACTTTGGACAATTTGCGTCGGCAGATTTTATTGATAACATTCAACACATTGTGAATGAATACATGAAAACTAGTTCTTTTAGTGTAGGTATTAATGACCTATTGATTAGTAAAGCCACCAAAGGTGCTATCGACGATATTATTCAAACTAAAAAGGAACTCATTGATGATTTAATTTTGAGTACGCATTCAAATAAATTTGTAAATGAAACTGGTCGAACAAATAATATTGAATTAGAGACACAAATTAATCAAATCTTAAATGATGCTAATAGTGAAGCTGGCTCAATAGGAAAAGCAGATTTATCGCCCACGAATCGATTTATTCTAATGGTTCAGGCTGGTTCAAAAGGATCGGACGTTAACATTTCCCAAATGGTAACCTGTTTAGGACAACAACAAGTAGAAGGAAAACGCGTGCCATATGGGTTCGACAATCGTTCTCTACCACATTTCACTAAATATGATGATGCAGCTACACCACGAGGATTTGTAGGCTCATCCTTTATCCAGGGACTAACACCATTTGAAACATTCTTTCATGCACAAAGTGGTCGGGTTGGACTTATTGACACTGCCGTTAAAACAGCAACAACGGGCTATATTCAGCGTCGTCTTGTCAAGTCAATGGAAGATTGCATCAGTTTATATGACGGAACTGTACGTAATCATAAAAATAAAATTATTCAATTTCGATATGGAGACGATAATATTGACCCTGCAAAGACTGAAAAGTTTATTGTGCCACTATGTACTTTGCGGGTAGAACAAATTTATTACCATTTCAATACAGATGAACTTGACCACATGACAAGGGAAACGGCTGAACGGTATTCAATTCAAAACTGTTCCGTCACGTCAAAAAAATGGACAGATTTCATGCTTCAAGCGCGCGACGATTTAGTTAAATATGTATTTGAATTTAGAAATAAATACGATGTGCATCTACCAGTTGCTATATCGTATATTGTGGTCAATGTCCAGAAACAGTTTCACTTGACACCGGATACCTTGTCTGATATTACACCACTTGAAATGTACGACATGCTTGATGTGTATTATAATCAATTGAATGGGTTGAATGGATATAGCCCCAGCATTTTATTTAAAATCATGTACTATTATTGCTTGTCTCCACGTGAATTATATTCTAAACATTATACTCGAGTTGCTCTTACTACGCTGCTAGAACAAATTGTATTGCAGTACAAACGGTCCATTATCCAGCCAGGTGAAATGGTTGGCATTATTGCAGCTCAGTCTATTGGTGAACCAACAACTCAAATGACTTTAAATACATTTCATTTTGCGGGTGTTGCCAGTAAGTCAAATGTAACTCGTGGTGTTCCTCGAATTGAAGAGATTCTATCTCTTTCAGCAAATCCTAAAAATCCATCCATTACTGTACGTCTAAAAGAAGTAGATGAAATGAATCAGGAACGAGTAAGGCACTACATGACAATGCTTCAGCTAACCAGATTGTCGGATATTGTAGACAAGGTTGATATTTGTTTCGAGCCAGTTCCAACAGAAGAAGATTGTGCATTTATCCAGCGAAGAATAGAGTTTGACGATTTACTAAAGGAATGTGTTGATACGACTGACGATACTAACAGTAAATGGGTTATTCGAATTGAGATGAACGCAGAGCACATGCTTGACAAGAACATTACCATGGATGATGTTAATTTTGCCATTAAAAGACATAGTGACTTTTGTAAACTACAATGTGTATATACAGACTATAATGAAACAAAACTTGTCTTGCGTGTAACAACAAAAATATTAAAACACCGGAAACGAACATCGTTTGATGCAATGGATTATGCAAGTGCACTGAAATTTACACAAACAAAATTAATGAATGTTGTGTTGCGAGGTGTCAAGAATATTTCAAAGGTAACTATTCGATCACTAAAAGGTCACTTAAAATTTGTGGATGGTAATTATGAATCAAATGATATTTGGGTACTTGATACAGTAGGGACAAATCTAATTGATGTTTTGGGAGCAAATTTTATAGATCCAACGACAACTACCAGTAATGATATTAGAGAAACAAATAATGTTCTTGGCATTGAGGCTGCGCGTGA